CAAGGAGCATCTTCAGGACCTGGAACTCAAGGTATTCAAGGTTCTCAAGGTTCTCAAGGTATTCAAGGAACTCAAGGAGCATCTTCAGGACCTGGAACTCAAGGTATTCAAGGTTCTCAAGGTATTCAAGGTTCTCAAGGCATTCAGGGGTCTCAAGGTATTCAAGGTTCTCAAGGCATTCAAGGTTCTCAAGGTATTCAAGGTTCTCAAGGTATTCAGGGGTCTCAAGGAATTCAAGGTTCTCAAGGCATTCAAGGAACTATAGGGACTGGTTCAACTACAATTAATGCTGTTAATACTAATTCAATAACTCCATTATACCCAGTAATGGTTACAACAACTGGTGCAGGTGCAACTAGTTACATATCAACTAGTAAATTATTATTTAATGCTAATACCGGAATTTTATCTGCGACTTCGTTTGTGGGTAGTGGGATAAGCTTAACTGGCTCAACTCCAGTGCAAGTCTTTGGAGCTACTTCAAATCTATTTACAGTTACAGATAATACTACTGGAAGTATTTTTAGTGTTAATAATGTCAGTGGTATTCCTTATATTGATATAAACGCAACAACAGGGGTAGTAGCTCTTAACCCTTCCTCTGGAAATGTTGGTATTGGAACCACAAATCCAACAGAGAAACTACAAGTTCAAGGTAATATTCTTGCTTCTGGTACTATTACAGCAGGTTCCGATATTAAACTGAAAACAAATATTCAAACAATTCCAAATGCTTTAGATAAAGTTCTTCAACTTCGTGGGGTTGAGTTTGATAGAATTGATATGAAGGGTGAACACCAAATTGGTGTGATTGCACAAGAAGTTGAAAAAATTATTCCTGAAGTTGTATATGGAGAAGAAACTAAATCAGTTGCTTATGGAAATCTAGTTTCTGTTCTTATTGAAGCAATTAAAGAACTTACTGAAAGAGTAATTGAATTGGAAAATAAATAATTTAAAATAGTAACTGCAATTAATTTAATCATAGTCATAAAGATTAGTTTAGTCAATAAGTTGGAATAGGTTGTGTGCCTTAATGGACACTTGACAGGGTGTCCCATCACTGCTATAATATCTCTGTAGGATGATGAAACTCTTAGATGAACATTACTAGAGAACAGCTTAATGACCTTAAAGGTCTTCAAGAAGATATGGCATCTCATTTTGTAGATGATAACTTTCCCATTAGTGGAGAAACATATTGGACTTGTGTTGAATGCTTTGCAATAGCAAAGTTAGCAGAGCTTCGTGGTGAGTTAAATGCTGACCCTGAAGTTGAATGTGAGGTTTAAAATATAATTTTAAACCTGTTATAGATAAAAGGTTTGCTGTGTATTTCAACTGCTAAATATATCAGAAGAAAAAACAGAGTAGTTTTATAAAAATGTCTTTATCAAGATTACAGAATTTTTTAAGAAACCCAACTGGATCAATCTTGTATGTAGATCCTAATAACTTTGAAGCGACAGATAGTTTTCAAAATCGTGGAGATAGTGCAACAACTCCATTTAAAACTATTCAAAGAGCATTAATTGAAAGTGCTAGGTTTTCTTATAGAACAGGAAAAAATAACGACAGAAATGATAGAACTAGTATCTTAGTATCTTCTGGAGTTCATTATATTGATAATAGACCCGGATTTAGTTTAAACCGAATAGATAGCAATACTGCAGAATTTAAAAGAATAACTGCTGCAAATACTTGGAGTATAGCAACATTAAATGAATTTGATGAGAATTCTAATTTCAATATTTTTGATGAGAACAACGACTTATATAAGTATAATTCAGTAGAAGGTGGAGTAATTCTACCTCGTGGAACTTCTATTATTGGATTAGATTTACGTAAAACAAAGATAAGACCTTTGTATGTTCCAGACCCTGAGAATGATAGTATAGAACGCTCTAGTATTTTTAAAATTACTGGTAGTTGTTATTTTTCCACATTTTCTTTCTTTGATGCAGACCCTGCTGTTGCTGCCTATAGTGATTATGCAAATACAAAAAGAGTTCCTACATATTCCCACCACAAATTAACTGCTTTCACTTATGCAGATGGTGTCAATAAAGTTAGATTAGGTAATGAACAGCTTAGCCTAACTGACCTTGATATGTATTATTACAAGGTCTCTAGGGCATATGCGAGTATTCCAGATTATACTCTTGATATCTCACCAATAGTTGATGAATATCGTATTGTTGGAGAACTCAAAGCTAATTCAATTGGTATCTCAAGTATTCGTTCTGGAGATGGATTAGGAAGTGGACTAAGAAATGAAATTACAGTAACTACTGCGGATATATTAACTAAAAGTATTAAGCCTCATCAATTATTTCCAGATAGTCCTATTTTAATTTCTGGAATTAATGTTGATGCTGATGCATATAATGGTTCATTCACTGTTAAATCAATTGTAAGCCCAACTGAATTTACATATACTTCAAATGCAACTCCAGTAAATCCATTACCTTCTACCTCTCAAATTCAAAACGCAACAGTAGTTGTAGAAACGGATAGTGTTTCTTCTGCTTCTCCTTATATCTTTAGTTGCTCTCTTCGTTCTGTTTATGGTTTGTGTGGACTATGGGCGGATGGTAGTAAAGCAGATGGATTTAAATCTGTAGTAGTTGCTCAGTTTACTGGAGTTTCTCTGCAGAAAGATAATAATGCTTTTATAGTTTATAGAAATGGAACTTATTCTGATAATACTTCTTTACCTGCAAATGATGTAGGAAGACCGTTACATACAAATTCAAATGCAATTTATAAACCAAATTACGAGAATTTCCATATTCGGGCTACAAATGATGCCTATATGCAGTGTGTTTCCGTATTTGCGATTGGATATGCAAGACACTTTCTAACTGAAAGTGGCGCTGATATGGACATCACAAATTCCAATTCTAACTTTGGTTCTTGTGCTTTAGAAAGTTCTGGATTTAAATTAACTTCATTTGATAGAGATGATTGTGGTTATATCACTCATATTATTCCACCAAGAGAACTTGAATATAGAACAACCCGAATTAACTGGTTAACTTTAGATGTAGCTTTAACAAAAACTTCAAGTAGCAGATTATATCTTTATGGATATAAAGATGTGGCAGTTTTACCTCCACATAAAATAGAAGGATATCGTGTAGGTGCAAAAGTAGATGAACTTTTATATCTTTCTATAAACTCAAATGCTTTATCTGCATCTGTATTGATGCCTACTCCTAGTGGGGCTGGAATATCAGCCAAGAAGTCCTACACAGTATCTAGAACTGGAGATGTAAATAGCATTTCATCAAATCAAATTACATTTACATCAGACCATCAGTTAATTAAGGGAGAAAAAGTTAGAGTATTTAGTGATACCGGACAAGCTCCTGATGGATTGGAAACGGATGTAATTTATTATGCTATTCCTATTCCTTCTTTAACTAAAGTAATCGCTTTAGCTTCTACTTATAATGATGCTATTGCTGGAAATTCAATTACAGGAATTAATAATAATGGTGGAATTTTAACTGTCATCAGCTCAGTAACTGATAAAATTCCGGGAGATGTTGGACATCCAATACAATATGATGCATCAGTAAATGTAAATAATTGGTATGTCAATTCTTCACCTGATAATCAAATTTATACTAGTTTATTATCATCAACTGAAACTCAGACACTTTCCACTACAATTGTTCGTAGACCAGAAACTCGTTCAGTTGAAGATAGACTTTACAAAATTCGTTATGTAATTCCAAAAGAATTTACTAATGCAAGACCTCCTGAATATGGATTTGTTCTTCAAGAAAGTAAAAGAGTTGGGATTAGTTCATATAGTGCAAACTCTGCTGAATTACCAAATACAATTGCATTAAGAAATGATAAGATTATCAGTAATGCTACTCCAAGTTCAATTTTAAATAATACTCAAGTTGTTACTATTGAAACTGAACTACCACATAAATTTATTGTTGGAGATACAATTAAAATTGAAAAAATTACAAGCACAAATAATCCAACTGCAATTGGAATTGTTTCAACATATAATGGAACTTATGAGATTGCATCAGTTCCTTCTTCAACCACATTTACATATGTACTGAAAGGTGCAAATACAAATCCAGGAGCATTTACAAACAATTTAAGTATAAGAAATAGTGAACTGCCAGTTGTATCTAGAGTTGCTTATAAAAATTCTTTCTTTATCTATCGTATTAATACTATTAAATCTTTAATTCCAGGAACTACAGGGCAAGACGGAGTTTATCTATTAACTGTTCTATCATCAAATGCAAATATTCCTATATCTTATGGATATAATTTATATAAGAAAGAATTCAATCAAGATGTTAGAAATTTATATCCTCAAGTAGATAGAGATAACTATAATTCAGACCCAATTGCTACAGTAACATTTGCAGATTTAAAAACAATCGGTAAAGTTGTAACAAATGATAAGAAGAATTCAATTACAAAAGAAGCTTTAAATTATTTTATTAAAAATACTCAAGTTGGATTTGAGATTACTGGAGTAACCTTAAGTGGAACTAATATTACTTTAACTACAAATATAGAACATAACTTAAATTCAATTAATAATGTAGGAGATGGTCTGCAACTATCTGGGTTCTTGCAAAATAATTTGAATGGGGTGTTTAAAATATTAAGTATTAATAATACTAAATCAGTTACAATTTATAATTCAGTCGGAGTATCTACATATATTCCAAACACAAATTCAGAGTTGCCATTTGCTCTACTTTCTTCTGAAAATATTACAGCAAGTTCGTTCTCTTTCACTGATATAAAATCAGGAATAGCTACAGTTACTACTAGTCCTGCTCACGGATTATTTGTTGGAAATAAAATTACAATTGTAGGAACTGGAAACCCAATTTATGATAAAGATTTTACAGTTAACTCAGTCCTAACTACAAATACTTTTACAATTAAACTTGAAGGAGTTACCTCAATTCCAGCTTCAGCTCCAGGAACAGTTCTTAAGCATACTTTAAGCGCAAATGCAAAAGTATTAGGAAATGGAGAAGAGAACTTAGCATCTCGTGCTTCTTACATTTATGGAGGAATTCGTAAGACACTATCCGCATTGACAGATACTGACATTACTTTAGATAGTACAGATGGACTTTCTCGTGGAGATTATGTTCAAATCAATGGTGAGGTTCTTCGTTTAGCAAGTAATTCATTTGCAAATGGTACTAAATTCAAAGTTCTTCGTAGTCAGTTTGGAACTATAAAGACCACTGCTGTAGTTGGAACTATTGTGATTAAGATAAAAGTCCTTCCGATGGAAGTTCGTAGGCCTTCATTTATGATGGCATCGGGACATACTTTTAGATATTTGGGATATGGTTCAGGTAATTATTCAACCGCAGTTCCTCAGAAACAAAATCGTGTATTAACTGACGATGAGATTTTAAAATCTCAAGCAAAAGAACTTTCAGGTGGAAATGTCATCTACAATGGATTAAATGACCGAGGAGATAGTTTTGATGGTGGGAAGAAACTCAGCTCCAACACGGGGCAGGAAACAGTTGTAGATGCTCCTATTATTACTTTTACGGGGGATGATGTTGATTCTGATAGTGCTTCTAAGATAGAAGGAACTTTTGATACAATTTTAGTTCGTGATAAGATTACCGTAGAAGGTGGCTCAGATGGAACCGAGACTTCTGTATTCTATGGACCAGTTAAAATTGATGATACCGTTAAAGTAAATAAATTAGAATTTAATAGTTTAGATAGTAGTGGCTCTGCAAGTATTGTATCTCCAAGTAATCTTAATTTAAGTATAAGTGATGGACTGTCTGTTGGTGCAGGAATAACAGTAACTGGTAATGTAACTGCAAATTCCTTTATTAAAAGGGGTGAAGTAGATGGAACAAAGTATTTAAGAGCAGATGGTATTGCTTCATCTATCACCTCAGGAAATGTCATAGGGGCTCTTGGTTATATACCATTAAATAGTGCTTCTGTTCCAACTGGAAATTATCCAAAAGGAAACTCACTGATAGTAGATACACTTACTCCTGCTTTTGATGGTACTACTTCTACTTATGTTCTAAAAATTAATAGTGTTGAATATGATGTGCCTGGTAGTAGTGGTGGAGCAAATCTTATTGTTTCTCTCGGTGGTGTAATACAAAAAGCAGGAACAGATTACATACTAGTTTCAAATCCTGCAAGTGGACTACAACAAAGTAGAATTTCATTTACGACCCCTCCTCCTGTAGGAACTGAATGTTTTATTCTTGCTCTTGGGGGGCAAGGTGCATTATTAAGTGACCCTTCTTGGACAACTAAAGGGCAAATTCCAGTTGCTATTTCTGGTAATAATGCATTAATGCTTAATGTCGGTGCTAATAATGCTATATTAACTGCTGATAGTACTGCAAGTACTGGTGTTTCTTGGAAAAGTTCTATTAATGTTGGTATTATTACTGCAACCTCATTTGTAAAATCGGGCGGAACTTCAAGTCAATTCTTAAAAGCAGATGGTTCTACAAGTACATTAGACCTTACTGTATCTCCTGGATATCAATTATATTCTCTTGGAGTAGGAACTCCCCCTTCAGGAACACAAGGAGAAATTAGAGCAACAAATGATATTACTGCATTTTATTCTGATTTGAGACTAAAAGAAAATATCACTCCAATTCCAGATGCTCTTACTAAAGTATGTTCTCTTCATGGTGTTACTTATAATGCAAATGATGTTGCTGCAAGTTATGGATATACAAAAGAAGAGCAAGTTGGTGTCATTGCTCAAGAAGTTGAAAAAGTTCTTCCACAAAGTGTAAAACCAGCACCATTTGATATTGCAGTAGACAAAGATGGAAATGAATATTCTGCAAGTGGTGAAAATTACAAAACAGTTAAGTATGAAAAATTGGTTCCACTTCTAATTGAAGCAATCAAAGAATTAAAAGCAGAAATTCAAGAACTTAAAAAAAGATAAAATCAAACATAAGTAACTGAATTTGGAAATAAACTTGCTCCAGCATTTACAGTGACATTAACTGTAAGTGCTGGATCATTATTTGTTCTTACTCCATATATTCCAAGTCCATTTTCTCCCCCACCTCCTCCACCAGTATCTCCACTAGCACCATCTCCTCCTTTAATATTTGTTCCATCACCACCGACACGATTATTTCTTCCTCGGCAACCATTACCAAGACCTGCCGTTAAACCTCCTCCACCTCCTCCACCACCAGCATAACAATTAATTTCAGGAAAGCATCCGGATTCTCCTCCTAGACCACCGGAAGTTTTGGAGCCAGCACTACCTGCAGTTCCTAATAATTTATTTGATATTCCACCAACACTACCATCCATTGTATGTCCCCCATTTCCTCCGGGATTTCCTTGACCTCCCCCTCCCCCTCCACCACCAGCGGTTGGGTCATATGGTCCAGGATCGGGGTCGGAATGAGTATATCCACCTCCACCTCCACCGCCAAATCCACAAAAAACACCACCAGATTTTATAGTTACATTTGCACTATAACTGAATCCAAAGGCATTTCCTCCGCTTCCTCCAGGATTACCAGACCAATTAAAAGGTCCGTTACCATCTCCATATAATGCACCATCTCCCCCAACTCCACCAAAACCTTGCACATAAGAACTATTAGTAATGAATACATTTAATATAGAACCAGATGGCCAATTTCCTGATGTTGCTGCTACTCCTGATAATGCCGAATCTCCAATAGACTTTCTTATATAAAAATAATATTTTTTAGGTCCAATTTCGGATAAATTTAAATTGGATAAATTTTTATATCCAACAGAATACCAAGTATTTTTGCTTCTATCAGTTAGTGCAATACCGGCAATATCAGCACCAGTTTCAGTATCTATAATTACATTTAAAGTTTTTCCTCTAAGTTGCCCAAAACTGATTGCACTGTTTCCAACTGCAACTGAGGTTGGAACTCCAGTATCAAGAGGATATGTATCGCCATCAATTGTTTGTGATATTCTATATGCACCTAAATTTTTTCCCGTAGGAGTTCCAAATTCTGCAGTAATATCTGAAAATTTTATTGCATCTGTTGGGGTTGCCATCTACATTCTACTACTATCTATCTTATATTTATTTGAATAGTTTTCCAATATAACGTCTAAAATCATTATACTTTGAATTTCCTAACCAATCGTGATTAAAATATGATGTCTTTGGTTTTAAAAATCTATCCATTTCATTTTCGGAAATATAATTTATTTTCATATCAAATTTTTTTCTAACAAAAGGAATAATCAATATCAAAGGTGTTTCTTTTTCTATTATTTGTTCTCTTTTTATATTATTAATAGTCATATCATTATTGATATTTATATTCCATTCAAAAAACCATTTTAACGGCATAGGAACTTTATCTGTATGTATAATTCCACTTGCTGTTGTAAATCTATTTTCCCTATGCCACATTGGATGAGTAATTAAACAAGATACTCCTGGACTAGTTTTTATATACCAGGGAGTTGAGATTTTATGAAACCCTTTATACATTGGTTCATTCTCACCTAGTAATCCCGATGCTTGATTTTCTGTTGCATGTAACATATAATCTTCACACATTACATGTTCCCAATTAATATAAAGTTTTCCATTGTCATTTCTAATTAAAAAATTATTCCAACTTGGAACAATGTATCCGGTGGAAAAATAATCAATAAGACCGGGGCACCCATTGACATTTGTTTTTTTTCCAATTTCCAATAAGTTATTATTAACAAATTTAAAAGGACATTTTGATTTTTTTGATAAAATAGGAGTATCCGCAAACCATTTTGGAATATTTTTATATGCTGGATATGGTGTTGAAATCATTCCCTCATAATTTTCATAAGTAAAAAATTCAATAATATTATCTTTCATTTTAAGTAAATTTAGTTTTTTTATTATACCATATATTTTATAAAATTACAAACTAAATAATCACATAATTATTCTGTAATCATATAAAACAACAAGAAATGCTTGAAAAACTCACCAAACAATTGTAAAGTTTGACTGAAGAATTATAAGGCTTAGAAATACAATTTGTTGCTAAGAAGAAACAATATAATTTATGTTGCCCCTAAATATTAAATAAATACATAAGAACAAAAAAATAAAAAATAATGTCAGCAACTAAGATACAAAGTAATTTTATAACTGATGGAAGTGTTACAACAGCTAAAATTGCTGATGGTACTGTAACCGCTGCAAAACTTTCTCCTTTAATTAATTTTTTCCCAGCGGGTGGAATTATTATGTGGTCTGGAAGTGTTGCTTCTATTCCTAGTGGATGGGTACTTTGTGATGGTTCTAATAGTACCCCCGATCTAAGAAATAGATTTATTGTTGGCGCTAGTGTTGCTACTGGAGATTATGCTTGGAATGCTACAACTGGTGCAGTTACTGGAAATTATGCGCCAGGAAACACTGGTGGAGAAGCGGCACACAAATTAACCGTTGCCGAACTTGCTGCACACACTCACACCGGTTCTGCTCAATATCCTGGTAGTGGTCCTGAGCAAAATCAAGCTGGATCGCCAGAAGATAATACTACATTTAATATTAATAGTGGAAGTACTGGAGGAGACCAATACCACGAAAATAGACCTCCATACTATGCACTTGCTTTCATTATGAAAACATAATAAAATATTGAACCAATTAGAACTGTGAGAATTAATAAATGTCCGTAACTTTTACAAATGCTAGTATTAAAAATGCTACCATATCACCAAGAATAGTCTATGATAGTAGTTTAGTATTAGCAATAGACCCTGCTAATCCAGTATCTTATTCTGGTTCCGGAGTTACTTCTAATAATTTAATTACATCAGATATTTTTACATTAACCAACGGTGCGGGATTTGATAGTTCAAATAGTGGCGTATTTACTTTTGATGGGACAAATGATTACACTGAAAGTAATGCCTCTATTTCGTATTCACTTGCAAATGGATTTACATTAATGCAGTGGGTCAAATTAAATAATACTTATGCTGGTGGCACATATAGCCAAAATGCTTCAGATGCTACCAATAATTATATTAATTTTTATTTTGGTGGTACCGCTAAGTTGAGGTGGGAAGTACACGGGGGAGGAAACTCTATATTTTCTTCTTCAGATGTTCCGTTGAATACTTGGACACTTCTTACTGGAACTATGAGTACATTATCTAATATTAGAGGAGGACCCTCTGATATATATGGGGATGGAACTGCTAGCATTTATTTAAATGGAGTGCTTAATGGGACGCCAGCAACTCGTGCAGCTTCTCCTTCTACTAACACTAAAATAAATCTAGGTGCTTATATAGGCCCAACTAATTATTATAGTAATTCTAGTATCGGACAAACTTTATTTTATACAAGAGAACTTTCCGCAGCAGAAATATTACAAAACTATAATGCTCTTAGATATAGATATGGAGTCTAAATAAATTTAACTACTACAATATTATGGATTATTCAGATAGAAATTATGCTATTTTTTCTACATCGGAAATAGATAAAATAGATTTTACTAAAGTAATGGAAAATTCTCCAGATACATTACGAAAATCTTTAGATGGGACATTAACATTTGTTAAATGGGAAGATGGAGGTACTCCTACTCCTGATTTTATTAATACTATGACTACTGTAGTTGGAATTTATAATTATGATGAAATTATGGTGATTTTAGCAGGACCAGAATGGACCCCATCAATTCAAGGAATTCAGGGTATCCAAGGAATTCAGGGGATTCAAGGTATTCAAGGAGTATAATAAATTTTTTTATTATACTCCTGAATTTAAATTATATAAATAACTAAAATATCTCAATATATATTGAGATTTTACGGTATATACCAAATATGTTAATGGAGATGAATGGCAGCACCAATTATTAGAATTAAAAGGTCCTCACTTCCTGGAAAGAGACCAACGGTAAATCAATTACCTTTAGGAGAACTTGGATTAAATACTTACGATGCAGAATTATTCGTAAGAAGAGAAAGAGCGGGTATAGGCACTGATATTGTATCAATAGGTGCCGGAGCAACTGTTACTAATATCTTATATGTTACAGCAGATGGAAATGACGAAAACACAGGAAGAAAACTTGGAGATGCAAAAGGAACAATTGCAGGAGCAGTTGCCTCAGCAAAACCAGGAACAGTTATTAAGGTTAGTGCTGGATCTTATTTAGAAAATAATCCAATTTCACTTCCAGATAATATTAGCATTGTTGGAGATAGTTTAAGAGAAGTCTCGGTTTCTTGTGATAATCCTGGAGACCTTTTTTATGTTTCCAATGGAAATTATATTGCTGAAATGTCCTTTACCGGGTCATCTAATCCTGGTGGGGCAATTTTTTCGTTTAATCCAGAATCTCCAACTTATATTTCTCAATCTCCATACATTCAAAATTGCACCAATTTTATTCCAGACACAATTGGATTAAAAATTGATGGAACTAAAGCAATTGGACCATTAAAATCAATGGTTCTTGATTCTTACACTCAATATAATCAAGGTGGTATTGGAGCATCAATTACAAATGAAGGATATGCTCAGTTAGTTTCAATGTTCACAATTTGTAATGATATTGCAATTTATTGTGGGAGTGGTGCTGCGTGTGACCTTACAAATTCCAACTCATCATTTGGCAATTATGCTCTTGTTGCTGATGGAGTTGGTCCTAGAAAATATATCGGAGTCGCTACTGAAACTTCTCCTATAAATTCTGATACTTTTGTTTTAGATTTAAATGTTCCAACTTTAAATATTACAAATGCAACTTATGATAATGTAAGCGGTATACTTACTGCATATACTAGTACTCCTCATAAGTTCTCAGTTGGAATGGGAGTCTCTCTTAGTGGACTTAGATTTACTTGTGCTGGAATTGGTGGAACTAATATCTATCCAAGTGGTGCATATGGTTATATTTTTGAGGCAAAAACTGTTGCTCCAGGTAGATATGTTGATTCATATAATTTAATTCAGGCAAATAAGCAAGAGATTATTGATACTGCATATGCTCAAATTGGTATTTCTTATCCATCATTTACTAATCCAAATTTAGAAAAATGTAAAAGGGACATCGGATATATTATAGATGCAGTATCATTGGATGTAAGAGATTATACAAATGAAAATTCTATTCATGCTGCAAGATCTTATTTTGATATTAAAAATAATTTTCTTCTGAATGGATTAGAAGGCGAAGAAATTCAATCCATTACTGCATTTGCAAAAGCACAAGAGTTGATGAAAGGTGCTATTACAAATCAACTCACAGTAAAAAATCTATCTTTACCAGCAGACCCATCATTAATATTATCCGGAGACCCAACTAATACCAATCCGGCATCGTGTTCTAATGTCCAGACTTTTATTGATAATCTTGTTGGAATTGTTACTACTGCAGTTGGTCTAAAAACTACGACTAGTATTCCAAATAATGTATCAATGGCAAGTACAGTATTTACTTGTAATGTTGGAGTATCAACAACTCCAAATCAAATCTATGTTGATAGTGGAACTGCAAAAATTAATGTCATTCGCCCATTTGATGGACAGGTAGTTTATTTTGATAATCTTTATTATACCGTAGGGAAAATTTCTATTTCTAATGGTGGTAGTGGATATACGGAAACTCCAACTATTACGATTGATGCTCCTGTAGCAGATTGGGGGGTTCCCGCAACTGCGGTTGCAGAAATTAAAAATGGTAGTGTGATTAGTGCAGAGATAGTTTCAAGTGGTCGGGGATATACTACAATTCCTAAAATTGAAATATCGGCGCCAAATGCTGGGATAAATAGTGCAATAGCTTCAATAGAGTTATCTCCAACATATTATACAATTTTAAAATCAACTCCAGTTGTAAGTGGTATTACTACAATTACAACTACTGAAAATGTTCCATATGAAGTTGAAGTTGGTACTAATATTCCAGTATTTAAACAAAGTAGAGTATTAGCATCTGGACATTCTCTTGAATATATTGGTTCTGGAACTGAAATTTCAAAAGCACTCCCCGCATCTGGAGGCGTTGCAATTCAAGATAATGAAACTGATTCTCGTAATGGTGGATTAGTAGTTTTTACAAGTACTGACCAATCTGGAAATTTTAGAATTGGTGATGGTGTTGTTGTTAATCAATCCACTGGAACGATTAGTGGAACCTTCTATTCTAAAAGTTTATTTTCATCAATGACCCCATTTATTCTTGCACTAGGAGGAGATTAATAAAATGGCACTATCACTTAATGTATTCAAAACAGTTACTAAAGTAGTTTCAACAAATCCTGTTGGGATTTATACTGCTCCCATTGGATATACCGGAGTTGTTCTTTTAGCACAGGTTGCAAATATTGGTGCAGTCTCTGCTGATATTTCTTTATCTCATAGAAGAACAGTCGCAGGTATTGCAGTTACAACGGAAATGTTAAAAAACTATCCAATTGAAGCAAATGATACTGCAAATTTACTTTCAGGAAAATTAGTTCTTGAGAGTGGAGACGCCTTAGTTTTATCAGGTAGTAATGGTACTAATTTGAAATTTGTCGGTAGCATTTTAGAGACACTTAACTAATATTATAGAAATGGCAAAATATCTCAGTAATCGTCAAAAAAATCTTAAGATTGGCATTAGCTCTTATACTGAGAACAAAACAGTATTGGAAGTTGTCGGCAATGCTTTAGTTTCTGGTGTTGTTACTGCTACTACCTTTAGTGGAACTTCTACTTATGCTACTAATTCAGGTATAGCAACAAACCTTAAAGGGGGTCTTGTTGGTAATATTCCTTATCAGTCTGCACCTGATACTACTACATTTTTGGCAAATGGGATTGAGGGATATGTCCTTCAATCTAATGGAACTGGTAGCGTTCCTACTTGGGTTCCTGCTGCTCCTTCTGGTGCAGTTACTGGTTTGGTTATTAGGAATTCTAATGATAATATTGTTGGTACAGCAGGCAGTGTAAGTCAATTAACAATTGGCACTGGACTTTCTGTAACTGGAACACCAGGACCAGCAGGTATTGCTACTATTACTTTATCTAGTAATATTGTAGGAACGGCATTAAGTATTTCTGGTATTACTACAACGGCAACACTTAATGTGGGAACAGGTGGAACTGTAATCACAACAACTTCTGCTGGCTCTGTTGGTATTGGAACTACAAATCCAACAGATACATTAGATGTAAATGGAACTATAAGAGTTCGTTCTAGTCTTAAAGACTATTATGGAAATGTAGGTGTCGGTGGTTCAATTCTGGTTTCCACTGGAACAGGAGTTAGTTGGACTACTCCTTATGCTGCAGGACTACAAGGTATCCAAGGCATTCAAGGAACTCAAGGTATTCAAGGTAAAGATGGTGGGAATGCAGGAAGAAATTTTTACTTTATATATTCTCAAGCATCGGACATTAATGGTTATAAGAAAGCATTAGAACAACCAGGAACGGGAGGAATATCAACTGCTACAGTAACATTAAATACTAATAGGGTTCCTGTATTAGTTGCTAACTTTATTACTGAACCAAATTCTCCTGGAGCTTTAACTTATCCAGTAGGAACTAATATTCCAGTTATTCATACCACACTTGCTTCCGGAAATAATGGAATAGTTCAGTATAATCTGATTATTGAGAAATGTGCTGCTGATGGAAGTGGTATTACTACTATTTCAAGTTCTTTATCAGAAGAGTTTGGAAATACAACTTTAACAGAATATAGTTGGTCTGTTATTACACAAAATGCAGTAGCACTCAATCTTACTGATAGATTAATCTTCCAACTTTATGCAATAAAAATATCTTCTCAAGGAAATCAATCTCTTAGTGTAAAGGTTAATTTTGAAAATGATACTTCATCGTATGTCAGAACTACCATTAGTGCTGGTGCTGTAGGTCCTCAAGGAACTCAAGGTCTACAGGGCATTCAAGGTATCCAAGGACTTCAAGGTATTCAAGGAATTCAGGGTATTCAAGGTATTCAAGGTACAACTGGTCCAGTAGCAGGCTCTGCTAACCAAGTTGTTTATAAAGATGGCTCTAATGCTCCGACTGGTTCTGCTAATTTAATCTTTAACGGCTCAACTCTTCAAGTTGGTGGAGTAAGTGGAACTGGAGTTGGAATTAGCACTAACACTATTAGTGGTCCTGCCGTTCTTTATATTGACCCAGCAGGAGTTGGGGATAATACTGGTGCAGTTAGAATTAAAGGTGACTTATATGTAGATGGAACGACCACTACCATTAATTCTTCAATAGTTGAACTTGCTGATTTCCAAATTGGTATTGGAACCACAGCGACTAGCGATTTAATACTTGATGGCGCTGGAATTGGAATTGGTTCTACTGGAAACAGAAAGACATTTGTTTGGAATAATACTTCTACCTCACTCAAGTCAAGTGAAAATGTAGATATTGATACAGGGAAAACATACAAAATTGCTGGAATTGATGTTTTATCGGCAACAACTCTAGGAACTAATGTTGTTAATTCCTCGCTAACTACTGTTGGGACTCTTACTGACTTAAATGTTTCTGGGGTTATAACTTCTTTTGATTATAACTCTACTTCTGATATTAGATATAAAGAAAATATTCAACCTATTCCTGACGCAGTTGAAAAAGTATTACAACTTAATGGTGTTACATTTGACTGGAAAAAGACTAAAACTTCTTCCGCAGGAGTTATAGCACAAGAAGTTGAGAAGATTTTGCCTAGTCTTATTAGTGGAGATGACCCTAAAACTGTTAACTATAATGGAATTATAGGACTACTAGTTGAAGCAGTTAAAGAGCTTAGTTATGAGATTGAAATGTTGAAGCAGAAAGACTGAATTATTATAAATAATATCAAATAAAAAAATTTTTAACTAATATAAAATGGCGATTAAACTCTCTAATGTTACTATCATTGATGATAGTAGGAATATTGTCAATGCTAGTAATGTTGGTATTGGTACTACTAATCCAACTCAAAGCTTAGATGTAGTTAATGGTGTTAGGCTTCGTGGCGCTCTTTATGATACAAATAATCAGGTAGGAGCAGGAACTTCAGTCCTCTTATCTACTGGTTCCGGTATCCGTTGGACTCCGATTGCAACTGCTGCACTTCAAGGGGTTCAGGGTACTCAGGGTCTTCAAGGATTACAGGGTCTTCAAGGACTGCAAGGTATCCAAGGAGTTCAAGGTACTCAAGGTCTTCAAGGCATTCAGGGTATTCAAGGTATTCAAGGAACCCAGGG